GGATTATAGTAGAGGTGTGCAGTCTAGAATTGCAAAACTTACACGTAAAATGAGAGAAGCTGAAAGACGAGAAGCAGCGGCTCTTCAATACGCAGATTCTTTGGAGAAAAAAAGAAAACTAGATATGTCTAGGTTTCAAAAAGCAGACCAAGAACACACAACCAAACTTGAAGAAAATGTAACAAGTGCTCTAGATTCAGCTCAAAATGAATTGAAAATAGCAATAGAATCACAAGATGCATCGGCTCAAGTTTTGGCCAATAAAAAAATTGCTGAGTTAGCATTTGAAAATGCCAACCTGCAAATGAGACGAAAACAAACCCCAGTTGAACAGGAAATACCTGTACAACTATCAGACGGTGGTAGATTACCAGAACAGACTCCAAGAGCATTACCGGAAGCTGATCCTCAAGCTGAAGATTGGGCTGCTAAAAACGCATGGTTCGGACAAGATAGAGCTATGACTTTTACAGCATTCGAGATTCATAAGGATTTAGTAGACAAAGAAGGTTTTGATCCTAAGGGTCCTGACTATTATGCTGAGATTGACAAACGAATTCGTGTTGACTTTCCCGGTAAATTTGGTAATACTGATAAACAAGCAACGATCAAACCCGTTCAGTCGGTAGCTTCGGCTAACAGAAGCGCAAAACCTGGTCGCAAAACTGTGAGACTCACATCTTCACAGGTAGCAATAGCTAAAAAATTAGGTGTGCCACTCGAAGAGTATGCAAAACAATTAAAACTCACGGAAGGAGCATAAGCATATGACAAAAGAAAACGAAACAATAAAAGTAACTTCTCGTGCGGCTGAAACTCGTACAAAAACTGAACGTACAAAAGAGTATAAGCCACCATCATCTTTAGATGCACCCACAGCGCCCGATGGATTCAGACACAGATGGATAAGAGCCGAGTCAATGGGTTTCAACGATACCAAGAATATTCATGGTAGATTGAGATCTGGTTATGAGTTAGTGAGAGCTGACGAATATGACAAGGAAGAATATCCTGTTGTTATGGACGGAAAATACGCTGGAGTGATTGGAGTAGGTGGCCTTCTCCTGGCAAGGATACCCGAAGAACTCGCGCAATCGCGTGTTGACTATCAGAGAAGACAAACTGAAGGTCAAGACGAAGCAATTGAAAACGACTTACTTAGGGATCAGGATAAAAGAATGCCGATGAAATTCGAGCGTTCAAGCAAAAACTTCGGTGGCAATAAGAAATAATATTTCTTTAACCAACGATTAAATTAATCGAACTGGAGGCCTTTAACGAGGCAGGTTCATAAGGAGAAAACAAAATGGCAAATAGAAACACAGCTGGTTTTGGTTTGATCGCTGCTGGTACGTTGGGTGCAACCCCTTCGACTGGTGGTCAGAACAAATACAAAATCGATAGTGGCTATCCAACTTCTCTGTATTTAGGTATGCCCGTGCAAATAGATTCTGCATCAGGTGCTAACGTAGACGCAGGTTATTTGATATCCGCTCAAGATGCTATTACTGTTCCAACGATTGGTGTTTTTAATGGTGCATTTTACACAGATGCAAATACATTAAAACCAACTTTCGCTTCGTTTTATCCAGGTGGCACAGTGCCAACTGCTAATGCGAATAATGGGGACATTGATGCGTTTATAATAGACAATCCATTTCAACAATATGTTGTACAGTTAGACGCTAGATTAGCGGCAACTGGTGACTTAGCACAAGTTCAAATGGGAAGAACGTTTGGTCTAACAGTTAGAGCAGAAGGAACTACATTAGTTTCTGGTTCTACTTTATCTGGACAATCAAATGGACAATTAACAGTGGGAACTGGAAATGACATTAACAACCAATGGAGATTGCTAAGAGTAGCTGAAGACCCTGAGAATGAGGATCTTACAACTGCTGTACAAGCAAACCCAGCATTAGCGGCCTTCTCAGGAAGAGCTTCTGTTGTAGTGGTTGCTAATAAGTCACAATGGTTCGGCACAGGAACGATAGGAGCATAACATGGCAATATCACGAGCACAGCTAGTTAAAGAACTAGAGCCCGGTCTGAATGCACTATTCGGTCTGGAATACAAAAGGTATGATAATCAGCACGCTGAGATTTATACTACAGAATCATCTGACAGAGCTTTTGAAGAAGAAGTAATGTTAAGTGGTTTTGCTAACGCAGATGTAAAAGCAGAAGGTGCTGGAGTATCATATGATGACGCTCAAGAAACTTATACTGCTAGATACACAATGGAAACGATTGCGCTAGCTTTCGCTATCACAGAAGAAGCCATAGAGGACAACCTTTATGACAGACTTTCTTCTAGATACACAAAAGCCCTAGCAAGATCTATGTCTAATGCAAAAGAAGTTAAGGGCGCACAACCTTTGAATAATGGTCTACCAGCTATTGCAGCTGCAGCCGCTTTTCAAACAGGTGATGGCGTTAACTTGTTTAGTACTGCTCACCCAACTATCGCGGGTACAGTATCCAACACTTTGACTACGCAAGCAGACTTAAACGAAACTTCATTAGAGCAGTCTTTGATTGACATCGCTGCAATGACTGATGAAAGAGGTTTAAGAATCGCAGCTAAAGGAGTTAAAATGATAATTCCTTCTGCGAATCAGTTCAATGCTGAGAGATTGATGAAATCTCAAGGTAGAACTCAGACTGCAGATAATGACATTAATGCAATCAATTCAATGGGAATGATTCCTCAAGGTTACAGAGTGAATAATTTCTTAACTGATCCTGATGCATTTTACATTATCACAGACGTTCCAAATGGTATGAAGATGTTCTCAAGAACTCCGTTGACTACGTCAATGGAAGGAGACTTCGATACTGGCAACGTTAGATACAAAGCTAGAGAAAGATACGCTTTTGGCGCTTCTGACTTTAGAGGTATCTACGGCGTTGAAGGTGCGTAAGTAGTAAAACTTTTTGTGGCCGGACATGTTTCGGCCACATTCAATTAGTAGAAAGAAAAAACAATGAAGAAAACTTCCATAAATATCTGGGCCTATGACCATCATGCTAAATTTATTATTGAGCATAATGAAGATACAGCTGAGAGTGTTGAAAAAGCAATACTTGACAAGCTAGGAGAAAACAGTATAGTTTGGGAGCATCTCGGAAACAACTATAATAACGAGATAAGTCGAATAACCTATGAGGAGGTTAATGATGATACAAGAACTATACAAACAAAAATGGTCCTTGGAGTTGAAGTGGCAACAGGAGCACCTAGATAATAATAGGTATACTCTTGAGATGGTTAGAATTGATGACAAAGTTAAAAGAGTCATTACTGACATTAAGCTAGAAGAAGCAGCTATTGCCCACAGACAAAATCAAGTTGATGGTGTCGCTCCACAAGTTTCTGTAGCAACTTAAGTACAAAGCTACATCGCTGAAATCGCACTTTTATTACAGGCTCTCTTGCACTCTACTTAAAAATCATATATAAATAATTCACTATACATAAAACAATTTTAGATGTAGACGCGTATAGTCGACAACCCCTAGGGACTACATTTATTATATTCTAGGAGGAATATTAACATGGCAAATACTACATTTAACGGACCGGTAAGATCAGAAGCAGGTTTTCAAGTCGCAACAAAAAATAACGTAACAGGTGTCTTTACAACTAGATACAGTTCAGCTTTACCAGATTACACTGGTTTAACTGCTGCTGCTTTAGCAACAGGTGGAGCTATTACTTTAATTAACAATCAAATTAACACTGTTAACTACACAGGTGCTGCCGTAGGTGGTGTAACTTTACCATCAGCAACAGCAGGTGATGTTTGTGTTTATGTACAATCAGTAGATACAACAGGTGGTGTTAACGCATTAACTCTTAACGCAGCTGGAACAGATGTTTGGGCTACAGGTTCAGTAATAGAATCAAGAGCAGGTGCAGCAGTGACTCACGATATTTCAACAGCAGGTGAAACTGCATTGGTTTTCACACCAGCAGCCGTAGTTACAAATCTTCTAACTACTGGTGGGACAATTGCTTTTATTTGTTACACAACAGGTATTTGGAATATTGCATATAAACTAGGTGGAGCAGGTACTGCTACAACTGGCGCATTTGCATTTGCAGCGTAATAATTAATTTAGTGTGGGCTTCGGCCCACATAATTAAAGGAAAAAATTATGTCAAACGATACAAATATAAAATCAAGATTCTTTGGTCCTAACGCAGGTAATACTCAGGTCACAGCTACGAACTCTACTAATCTTGCTGCAGAACAAGACCCAGCAGATGGTGCAACTTTTACGTTACAAACACTTGCAGGTAATGATGCAATGTGTGGTCCAGGATTTTCACAACAAATAAAATTTGTTTCAGGAGCTAATGATGATAACTCTGATGTTACTTACACAATTGTTGGAACAAATTCTTTTGGTGTTAGTCAAACAGAAGATCTTGTTGGTGGAGCCGGTGGAGTAACTGTTAATTCAGTTTTATTCTATAGAACAATAACTTCAGTGACTGGTAATGGTGCAGCAACAGTAGATGTTTCTATAGGAACATTAGCTGTTTTTTCTGCTCCTATCTTTACAGGTAGAACTAGAATAAGAGGTTTTACAGGAGTTGCAGCGGCAGGAACTTTAGAAATAAGAAGTGTTTCTACAGCTGGAACAATTGAAATGGAAACTGTAGCAGCGGCAGGAGCTTACCAACCACATGTTCCACACAATGGAATTTTATGTCCAGCCGGAGCATTTTTAGGAACTGACACTGACATTATGGATGGTGCCGGATCAGGATTAACTGTATATTTTGACGGGTAATCATCAATGGCTAACATTACTTCACAGGATTATAGCTTTGATCAAAACTTTTCTATTGATGAAATTATTCAAGATGCCTATGAACGTATTGGTTTACAAGGCACAGCAGGTCATCAATTAAAAACTGCCAGAAGATCTTTAAACATTCTTTTTCAAGAATGGGGTAATAGAGGAATACATTTTTGGGAAGTAGGAAACACTAATATTAATTTAGTAGTTGGTGCATCTACAAATGTAGACGCAACTGATGAAGGTGCGGGTACTTACACATTTTACAGAAATGGAGTAGATTTAGGTTCATTAACAAATGCACAGCTTGCGCAATCACCACAAGCAACAACTACACCTGTTCAAACAATTTTTGGTATTACTGATATTTTAAATGTTGCTTACAGACAAAATTATAACACAACTTCTCAATCAGATACGGGTTTAACTAAAGTTGCAAGAGACGCATATGCAGCAACAGCAAACAAAGCATCTAATGGAACACCTTCACAATTTTGGGTTCAAAGATTTATTGATAAAGTTACATTAACTATTTACCCATTACCAAACTCTACTGCAGCTGGAAATTTTCTTAGCGTTTATTTTGTTAAAAGAATTGAAGATGTAGGAGCATACACTAACGCAACAGATACACCTTTTAGATTTGTACCATGTATGATTTCAGGATTATCATATTACTTATCTATGAAGTTTGCACCACAACGAACACAGGAGATGAAGTTGTTGTACGAGGATGAATTAGCTAGAGCTTTATCAGAAGATGGTTCAGCAGCTAGTACATTTATTACTCCGAAGACATACTATCCAAATATATAATGGCTAGATTTGCAAAAGGAAGAAGAGCATTAGCAATCTCCGATAGATCAGGAGCAGCTTTTCCATATAGAGAAATGGTTAAAGAATGGAATGGATCTTTTGTACACAACTCTGAGTTTGAAGCTAAACAACCACAATTAAAACCACACCCAGTAGGAGCTGATCCACAAGGATTAATGAATGCAAGACCTGCAAGAATAGAATTTCCAGTACAAGATTTTTTATCAGAAAATCCTTTTAGTAATACAACTACAACTGTAGGGGGACAGCAGCGAGCAAATATTCTTGTTCGTCAAATTGGAAATGGTTTGATCAATGGTGAGTTTGTAAGATTTCAAGATGTTAAAACAGCTATGCAAGGGGGTGGTTTTAATCCTGCATATGGTATTGGAGACATAGAACAAAGTGCAATTTTAACAAACGATATTACAGCAACAAGTACAAC